GAAATTACAAGAGTGTTCTTTACAGCAGTGACGTTAGCATCCGCACTGACGGTAACTGATCCTATTCCTAATGTTAATTCGTTTTTTACTGCAGCAAAGTCAACATCAATGCCGACGGAGACACTTCCAATTCCAAGAGTTAGTGGAGAACCTACAACAGTTTCTACAATAGCATCTGCTGTAATTCCAGGATTTCCAATACTAATAGTTAATTCATTCTTAGTAACAGTAATAGTTACATTGCCGTCTTCTGCTACTGTGGCAAAGGGGAACTGTGCAAATGTATTAAATCCTAACATATAATATAGCCTTATGAAGGAGACAGTGAGGTATGTGGTGGAGTCACTGTCTCCATCGTAAAGCTATATTATGTTTTCATCTTAAATGCCATAGTTATTCTAGCTTTTTTTCCTTTTGGATCATTGCCTTTATGCACCTTTTTAGCATCAAATATGATCAATTTATTTTGAACAAAATTTATTTTTTTTTCATTTTTTATTTCAAAACAACCTTCTTCTTTTTTTAAAGTTGGAGATAACATATATAAAATGGTTATATCGCCATCATCTGTGTGCCAATCACCTGACATTCCGTGATATTGAATATTTAAATATGCTCTGATTATGTTATAATTTGAAACAGTTTTAATTTTATTGATAATTAACTTTATTAAAGAATGCTCAAAATTTAAATCACAAGAATAAAATTTAGGACTAGTTTCAGTAGAAGACTGATTAAGATAATGAGGACATTCATATAAACAATAATGATATGTTCTGGTTAATAAATCAACAGGTAAAAAGTTATTTATTATTTTTGTTTTAATCATTGCCATGGTCTACCTGTAATCCAAATAGACATGGTTTTTCTAGTCCCTTTAAGAACAGGGGAAACTTTGTGAAACATAAAAGAAGGAAATATTATTAATGAACCAGGTGTATCAAAATTTTCTATCTTACAATCCAACCCATCAAAAATGTAAAACTCTCCTCCCTCATATTTTTCTTCGCTAATGTTTATTAAACAAGTTAATTTAGAGGTATATATTTGTTGGTCCCACTTTTCCCCGTCTTGATGATAGTCATAGCAACCTTTGTTTTTATAAACATAGGTATTTCTTGTTATAGAATCTTCTAATGTTAAAGGATAAGTATTAAAACCAAAAAAATTTTTATTAGCCCAATTAATTGTGCCTTCAATATTCGGGGCAACGTTTTTTAAATTTTTCCATTGGGTAAAATTTACTTCACAAGTTTTTAAACCGCCAGCGGGTGAATCTAAATTATCAACCGAATGTATATTAAATATTTTATTTATATTTTTAATTTGTTTTTTATCTAAAACCCTTAATAAATAATACCATTTATATTTCATCGTTTAAACCAAGCAGGAAGACCTAAATGTGGGCGCTTGTCGAACATATTATCTTTAGCTCCCGGTGTCTTACTATTATTATAATGTAAAAACACTTGAACACATTCTTTACCTTTAAATTTATTTCGCCAATGTTCTAGTTCGCATCCACTATAAACTAGCATGTCTCCAGATTTCAAATCAACCTTAATTCCTTTCATTCCTTCTTTGCCAGAGGGTTCAAGATAGATTGGCCAGGGATCGCCTCCAAGATTCATCGTCGTAGATATTTCACAACTAAATCGATCTTTATGTCTTTTTAAAACATCTCCATTTTTATATATTCGAGCAAAAGTATAAGCGGGAGTTAATTTCAATCCTGTCACTTTTTCCATAATAAGTTGACACTTCAACATTAAAGTTTCCATAGCTATATCTGAATAGCAAGAAAAGGTATCTGGTATCTGTTCATTTTTTCCTTCATAGTACCCTGTCATTGTTTCATAAGGAGAAATGTAACGAGTTTTTCTACAGGTATCATAAACTTGTTTTTTTATTGAAAAGTAATTTGCCACAAAGGCAGCTAAGTCTTTTGAGATAGCTTGACGAATAATACAATATTTATCTTGTTTAAAAGTCATTTATTCTTTTTTAACCATATTGCAACTGTATACCTATCACCTCCGTCAATAGAAGATACTCCGTGAGGATAATATTTACCATCGAAAAAAATAGCTCTTCCTTCAACAGGTGCAAAGCTAGTGTTGTCTTCAAAAAAAGTATGCCCACCTCTATAATCATCATTTAAATAAATAATACTGCTTAAAGTTGTTTTGAATGAAGTATCGTCAGTATGTAAATTTTTTCCTTTGTTAGGAAAAGGCCATTTGACAATTTGAAACCAGTCAACAGCAGAATTATTTATATCAATTCCTACTTTATTAATTTTATTAACTAAAGATGTATGTTCTAAAGGATTTAATTCTAAGGGATAGGTTGTATTAAAAGATTTTGGTAAACCTTTTTTATAAAATTTTATAAGTTTTTTACATTCTGTTTGAGTTAAAAACTTATCTTGTATGATAGCTTTTTTAAAACTCATTATATAATTTCTCTTGGATTAAGAGCTATATTTCCTGATACACTAATCCTCTCTTTATTAGATAAATAAAAAGGATATACGGCATGATTTAATTGGGCTGGAAAAAAAAGCATTGTTCCTTCATCCGAAGGTTCCAAGTTAAAGTCAGCGGTCATTATTTTTCCCACAACGTTTGTATTTATAAATTGAAAAGTATTGGGTAAAGGACTATTTGAATTTTTAATAAAAGGTAACTCACATTCTTTTTTATAACTAGACGGAATTTTTATCCATATTACAAAAGAATATACACCACTATGATTGTGAATAGGATTAAACTCATATTTTTTTTGAAAGTTAACCCAAAATTTATTTAATTTAAACTTACAACTTTCAGTTAAAATTAGTGGTAATGAGGGTATAAAATCTTTTTTATATTGATTAATATGTGGCACCAATACTTTTTCAAAAAAAAAATTGTTTTTATCTTCTAAAAGACAAGACCTACTTATATTCCCAGCTAGTTGTTTATTCCACGAAGCGCCTTTATCTTTTATATACCTCTCTAATCTTTTTAAAATATCAGGAGAAAGTTTCGTTTTAATAAATCCTCCTTCCTTAAAAAACTTATTATTCATTTTAAAACTCATGGTTTATTTATATATTGCATAAGATAATATGATTCTTGGCTCTAAAGCAATGGCTGTATGAAGAGTTCCTTTTTTTAAAAATAAAAAATCGCTTGGCCCCACTAAATATTCTTTATCCAAAGTTTTATACAAGGTTCTTCCTTTTAAACCAATTATAAAAACATCATAAACATCTGAATGAGTATTAGAATGAGCTCCAGGAACATATGAATAAAAAACATCTAAATCAGATTTTAAATTTTGTTTATTATGTGTATTATTTAAATCATTATATATTAAATTAAATTCTTTTGTGTTTTGAACACTTTTAATTTGAAACACTGAATCTAAAATATAATCACCTATCCATCTACTTGAAATAAAACTATTCAGATCGTGGGTAGCTAACAAATTAGCTATAAAATTAAAGTCAATATCATTTTTAAATTTTAAATAATTTTTTTTAAACATCTTTAGCCATCTCTTTAGGGATAGCAGTTATGTTCCAATGGATAAATCTAAAAGGTTCTTTACCATGATCGACTGCGTATTCATGTTCTAAATATCCTGGAAATATAATCAAAGTGCCAGGTTTGGGTTTGAAATGAATCTGCTCTGTGCCATGAAATATACCTTTTAATTCTGGTTTCATTCTTAATTTAGTGGTTCTGGCTCCTGTTCTCGGTTCGTGAAATATTGGAAAGGATGTTTTATCAGAACACTTTAAAAAATAAAATCCTGATACATGTTGATTCCAATGGATGTGTGCTGAATGATGACCTCCTCCTTTTTTAGAAAATTCTTGGACCCACATTTCAGAAAACATAGTAGTATATTGTTTCATATCATAGCCATGATGGTCTAAAAATTCCCAAGACTTTTGTCCTATATAATTTCTTAAATCTATAAAATCATTGTCTTTTGTTAAAGGTGTTGAATGATAACTAGTTCCAAAGTCACCGTATTGTTTGATATATTTTTTTTGAGTTTTTCTGGCTTCTTTAATATATTTATCACTAGCTTTGTTTAATGATTTAACAAACTCTGGTTTTTCTTCTGTCCAAACGGGTGTTTTAAAATATTCGTTTATATACATTATTTAAAGGGGTATCCTAAATGCCATACGACAAGTGAATATCTTACTCCTTTGGTTACAGGTTTAACTCTATGCCAAACAAAACTAGGAAAAACAATAATAGAACCTTTAGGTAATATTTCTGTTGCTTTTCTTAAATGTTTAAATTCATCTCTTTTGGGTGGATCGTATTGTCTAAAATCAAATTCTAGTTCGCCACCAGAATATTCCGAACCGTCGGTTAATTGACAAGTCATGGAAAGTTTTCTAATTTTTCCATGTGAAAGAGTTTTAGGTCGCTCATAACCTTTGTCCCAACTATCACAATGCCAATCATAATATTGATTGAGTTTATATTTTGTAAATTGACAGGATTCCGATCGATCCCATTCAAAATTCCAACCGGCTTTTCTGTTGGCTTCATGAACAAAGGGGTGTATTTCTTTATAAATCCAAGTATCATTGAGCCATACTAGATCAGAATTTCTTTTATATTTTAAATTTCTAACTTCTTCTTTATCTAAAGGGTTTTTATCTAAATTTCTATCTCGCCCATAACCTCCTGTAATAGCCATCGTTTCTTTTTTCTCTGACGCATATTTAATAACTTCATCACAGAATCGCGGTGTCAATGCAGATTTAAAATACCAAAAATAATTAGATAAATTCATAGGTAGTTGTTAGTATAAAATTTAATGAGTCTTTTTGATTGTTAGTGATATAATACATTTGCGTAGAGGGGAACATAATAAACTTATTATTCGTTAATGGTATATCCCAACTTCTACCTGCTCTTCTATTGGCATCATAGTGGATTCTAACGCTGCAATCTTTAACCTTCACTCCATATAATAATGTGTAATCAGGGGAATTTCTAAGGTCTACTGGATCTATATTTAATAAAGGAATGGAAATTTTTTTAGGTTTATAAACATTTCCCCACATTTTTTTATTAATTAAATTAAATTCATATTCTATCTTAATATGCTCACGCATATAAGTATTCAACATGTCCCAAGTTCTTGAGTAAGGAAAATCTTTATTATTAATTTGTGATTTTAAAATGTCTGATTGAAGTTTGTCTCGGTCTATTTCAAAACCTTTAGGCATCTCAACGTCGCCATAATATAAACTTATTTCTGATAATACTTTCTTTTGCATACCACACACCTTTATATATTATATTATGGGGTATTCAAGTCCCAAGATTTGGCTGATTCATTCCATTCGTAAAATGAATTAGCTGCTATTTGTTCAACAGTTAAAGCCGGAGCATCACCGATTGGTGAATGCCATTGAGCGTCTGTAGTATTTAAAACCCATGAAGCATGAGGTTTTTTAGGATAAAATAAATTATTATCTTCATCCCAAATCATACCTATACCCGCATAGTTGCCTCTCAGTGGAGTTCCACCTAATTTATGTACTCCTTCTCGTGTGTTATAGGAAGTTTGAATCCACATTAAAGCAGGCCAGTTATTGTGTCGCTCTAAATATTGTTGTCCTACTTTTTCATCTTCAACACCATCACCGTTAAGCATATCCGAATTATTCAATGTTAACACTGAAATAACTTTGGAATTCATACCTATTTTTGCGAAGTGTGCCATAATTGTTTCCTTATGTATTAATTTTTAATTTGAGTAAATGCATTAATTATTGATATTTGTACCTTAATATTACTACGCCTGATCCACCATTTGAAGCGGGATTTTGACCAGAGTCTCCTCTATAATTTGCACCGCCTCCACCGCCACCAGTATTAACTGTTCCAGCAGTAGAACATCCCCCACCACCAGGTCCCGGACCACTAGGAGCTCCGTCTCCACCCCCGCCTGCTCCTCCAGCACCTCCTGGTTGAAGACCACCACCTTGAGTAAAGGCACCACCACCGGCACCACCACCTCTTGCTGTGGGTGTTGCATTAATTGAACTTGTTGCGCCACCTCCTCCAGTTCCGCCAGCTCCACTATTGGCACCACTACTGTCACCGCCTGCTGAGATTGCACCTCCGCCTCCACTTCCAGCCCATCCATCAGGCCCTGGTGCACAACCTCCAGGTTGCCCTTGAGGTGGACTTGTTGGAGGGTCATTTCCTGCTCCACCAGCGCCTCCTCTATGCCCTTGACCTCCGCCGGAACCTCCAACTGTACCTTGTGATCCACCACCGGCAGATGTATATGTTGAAAAAACTGAAGGATTACCATCGTCTACAGGTGAAGGCTGGGCTGTTCCACC